ATTCTACCAAATAGTATGATATTAGCAATTGGGGGCACGGGGTCGGGGAAGACGAATAGTTTAATGAGTTTTCTTAGTTTTAAAAATGAAAGTTTCTATAAAATAATATTATATACTGGATCAACAGGAGAAGAGCCGCTATATCAATATTTAAAACAAAAAATACCAGAACTAGAAATATATACAGACATTGAGGAAGTACCATCATTAAATGATTTTGATGATAATGATAAAAATAAAGAAAAATTGATAATTTTTGATGATTTCATTAATTTAACTAAAAAACAAATGGTTAAGATAAATCAATATTTAACTGCTGGTCGGAAGTTTTCGTTTACCGTTTTTTTGCTTGCACAAAATTACACATCAGTTGGAAAAATAATCACAAGAAATATTAATTACTTTATTATATTTAAATTGAATGATAATGTAAGCATAAACAATATTATAAAAAATCATAATATAGACAACGTCGATAATGATAAATTTAAAAAAGCATATTTGGATTCAACCAAAGAAAAATTAAATTTCTTCTTGTTAGATTTAAAAGGTGATAAAAAGACAAGATTACGTCATAATTTCACCGAATTTATTGATATTTAATAAGACATTTAAAGATATAATAAGATAATGTATTATAAATGCCCAGTAAAAATATTGATTATAGTAGAACAATAATATATAAATTTGTTTGTAATAATTTAAATGTAAATGATATTTATGTTGGATCAACTACTAATTTTACTAAACGAAAAAATTGTCATAAAGCAAGATGTAATTGTGAAAAATCAAAACACTACAATATTAAATTATATCAAATGATTAGATTAAATGGAGGCTGGTATAATTGGTCAATGATTGAAATAGAAAAGTACCCGTGCAATGATGCGAATGAAGCAAAAAAAAGAGAAAGACATTATTATGAAATATTAAATGCTACATTAAATATGATTTGTCCTATTAGAACAAATGAAGAAATTATAGAATCTACGAAACAATATCAAACTATATATACGAATCTAAATAAGGAAACAAAAAAAGAATATGATAAAGAATACGCTAAATTAAATAAAGACAAAATTAAACAATATCAAAAACAGTATAGACAAAATAATAAATTAAAAAGAGAATCTAAAAAACTAGCGATAGAGTAGCTGATATAATATAAATTCATTGTCTTTTGTATTAGATCCAAATAAATTACAAAACGTATTAAATGCGGTTAGTTTATCTTGTTTATTATACATAAATTTAATGAACGCCACACAATAAAAACCACAACTAGTAGAATCAATATCTTGAATTTGTTTTTTATTATATTCATATTTATGTAATATATCTTCAATATTTTCAGGAGCCAAAAAACCGAAAGAATCGTAATAAAATGAGAACCCGTCATTTATTTTATATATTGCTGTCCAATGTGTGCCTGACCCTTTATCGCTATCTTGTAGATTAATTATATAAAAACCGTCTTTCAGGGGTTTAATTATTTTGTCTTTTGGATATACACCGTTAAAGTTTTTTATATTCTCTTTTTTAATTATATCTATTAATTCAGTATTTGAAGTTATATTTTTATTCATATTATTATACAATAGATAATAATATTAATAATTGGTTTTTATAAAATGATAAACATTAATAAATTTTAATAAATATATATAGCGTTCTTTCTTTAAATGTTATTAATAACATTATCAATAGCCCGCTGGAAGCAGACTTCCACCAGATGGAATTTTACGAGGTCGTCCTCTTTTCTTCTTTTCAACGCCAGCACCAGCTATCGTTTTAAGTCCTCTTTCAATCAAGGCATTCGCAACACGTTTACCTAATTTGTGTTCTTTTGCAAATCCAATAAGTTTTTTTCCAATTTTTGCTCTTTTAACTTTACCAACAAAATCTTTAAATCCTTCTCCTTCAATTTCAACACCACAGTTATTACAACACATTCCACCAGTGTATACACCCTCACCGTCCAGGGTCTTTTGTTGATATGGGTCAAGTTGAATAGTTAATCCAGAACCAACTTTTGATTTTCTTTCAAACTTTTTAGCTTGTTCAGGTGATAATTTAATTTCATCGCCTTCACCTTTTTTAATAATTACTTTATCACCTTTACGTAATTTTCGTTTTTGAGTAGCGGATAATTTATGAACTTTAACAGGAACATACATTTTTATATAATATTAATTAGATATTATTTTTTAAAATATAATTTTAAAGTATCTTTATAATATTTACGCGCGCTTGAAATAGATATAGCCCCAACATTAGCCAATTTAAAAACAACATCATATAACTCTTTTTTTAATTCTTCATTATCATTACCGGCTACGATTTCACCTTCAACTAGTGTCAATCTATCTTTTAAAGTTTTAATTGTTTTAGTATTATCAATATTATACTTTTTAGTTAATCCTGCTTTTTTTATCAATACATTGAATAATATAAAGTCTTTTTCAGATAATGCATCTATATCTTTTTTATTAACTTCTTCATCATTACACATTGATAGGATTATATTAACGAATTTATCTCCGACTTGTGAATTTGGTATGCCTTGAACATTGATGCCATTTTTATCTTTAACACTTAAAATATTATTATGATATAATTTATTCAATAGTATTATTAATTTCCCAAACTCGCATTTATTAGGTACATCTTTAATACTTGCACCTTTTTGAACTACTAATTGTTTTTTAGGTTTTTTGAGTTTTTTGGATTTTTTAAAACCCGAACCTTCTTTATAACTATTGAAAAAATTAATAAAATCTGTTACTGAAATAATAAGTTTATCACCACCAATCATATATCTAATAACTTTAAAATCACTGTTAGTGTCTGATAATCCCAATGATTTTATTTGTGTGTTAAGTTTACCATTGAATGCCGGACCCTTTCCAATATCTACATAGGTTATATTATCATTCGAATATTTAACTATCTTGCTCGGGTCACCCTTTTTCTTTTCTGGATCTTCTAATTTAAAATATAAGTTATTATTATTAGCTGTATTTTCAAAGCGTAATACATCCCCATCTTTACTTATTTTAATATCTTGTAATATTCGCGCACTTATTGGTGGTGGTGGTGGTGGTATTGCTCGTGCTTCTACTTCAGGTAAATCGACAGCCATTGCTGCTGTATCGCCGTATATATCATCGAGTGCCTCTTCTGATAAATCAACCGCTTTTGTTTCTTCATTTGATTCTTCGTTTGTTTCTTCTTCTTTTTCTCCTTTTGATTCCAATTTTGTTTTTCCTTTTATTAATCTTGGCGCTTCTGAATCAAGATAAGCATTAATTAAAGCTATATAATCTTCAACTTCTAAATTTTGATTTCCTGCTCCATAAACCTCATTAAAATATTTTTTAAATCCTGCAAATGTTTTATTTAATAAAAACTGGTTATCATTATTAAAAGATTTTACAATATTTTCTATTTTCCATTCTGATTTTATAATGGTTTTCAAATTCTTTTTAAATTCGTTAGTGTTATATAATCCAGCTCTTGTTAAGTCTTCTTCTATTAATGCAACATCTGCTAATCTTTTTAAAAAATCAGATTCAGATTCTCCCTCGGCTTGTTCGACATTTATTTGTCCTTCATTCATTATACGTAATGTTTTGGCATAATCTGCTAGTTTCTTTTTATTGTTTTGTTCAATTGTGTATAATACATTTTCATTTTTTATTTTATTTTCTTCATTTTCTTCAAGTTCTTTTTTTAATTCATTAATTTTAGTTTGAATATTAGGTAGTCTAATATTTACCTCAATAATGGCATCTTCTGATAGTCTTATTCTTTCTAAATTTTTTTCAATTCTTCTATCTAAATCTTCAATATCCTTCAAATCTGTATTTTCTTGCATATATAAATCCAATCGTGTAGCCGTTAATTCATTAATTCTTTTTTTTGATTCATCTATTATTCTATATTGATCGTTTAACCCCTGTTCTTGATCCTTATAATTAATAATCGCATTATCTAATTCTTCATTTATTTCTATTATATCATCATAATTTAATATAGGTTGTAAATCACCTTTTTTTGTTAAAACATCAATTAAATCATCATCAATTATTTCTAAGGTTGGTAAAGCTTCTGGTATTAAAAATTTATAGAATTGTTTTTTACCATCCTCACCTTTTCTTTCATACATATTTCTGAATTGTTGTTTATAATCGTCAATCATTTGTTGAGTAACGGGGCTAATCGCTTTCTTTTGTGGTTTAAATTTTTGTGGCAGTGCTTTGAGATTTTGTTTTTGTATTTCAATATTTAATAACATTTCTCGATCCATTTCGCTTTTATAGAAACTATCTGACATTATATATTATACAATAGATATTAATATTTTAATAAAAAGTAATAATATATAATAAATTAATAATGTTATTTTGCCGCGTATAAAAACATATAGAATATTTATAGATTTTTTATATAAAAATAATCTAAAAATATTATCTAAATATAATTATATGAACAGTGATAACTATGATTTTGAAAAAAGCTCAATTCCTCAGGATTTGGACGGATACACGCCATTTATTGATAAACAAGCTAACAACTATATTAATGACCAAAATAGTGGAGTATATTCTGGTTCTCAGTCTCTTGTACAATTTGATCTTTCCAGTTTATACAATTCTTCTCGTTTTACCAACACTAACGATATGTTTCTAGCAATTCCAATTACAATGGTTTTTGCACTTTCCGACGCTGCTGCAGCAATAAAAGCACCACCGACAGGTGGATGGGCATTACAGACTTTAAAATCGGGTTATCACAACCTCATTCACCAAGCAGATATCGTTCTTGATGGAAAAACGATTAGTGATACCCAGCCCTTCCTTGGGACGTTCACTCATATAAAATTGCTTTCCGAACTCAGCCAAAATGACCTAAAATCGATTGGTACAGCTATTGGTTTTTCTGAAGTTTTAGATACTGCATCGACTGTTGTTTATAATGGTGCAACAGCTACGCTTAATGGTAATGGACTTTGTAATAATAATGCATTCGGACATTCAACACAACCTGCATTAACAGTAGCAGGAGGGGCTGGTGCTCAGAATGTAGCAGTTTGTAATGAAGCTATTAATAAACGAGCATTAAAGGTAGTAGATACAACAACTAAAGCTGGTTACAATACTATTTTTAGTGCTACGGGTCTTGTAAATCCTACAACACTTTCTGGTAATGATTTCAAATCTACTTATCAAGTATTAACAGGTAGTGGTAATAATTACGGTGTAATTTATGATGTAGCGATTATTCGGTTGAAAGATATTTTCGATTGTATGAACAATATTGGATTAGTTAAGAAATTTTCAGGAGTGCTCCGCCTGTACGTGAACACGGGCAGTTTATCCTTAACGTGTGTAGCAGATGCTGCTGTTCCACAATATAGTTTTTCAGTTGCTAATAGCACGTTTTCAAATATGTGTCCGTTCACTATCAATAATTTAGGTGTTGCTGCTAATGCTGGTGGTATTACTGCTGCTACTACAAGAATAAATGCAGGTTTATTTATTGGTAATCCTGTTTCAACAAATTTAAGTGGTGGTGTTAATTTAGCTGCTTCTGGTGCTACTCATCCAATGAAGGCGTGTAGATTATATTACTCGAGTATTGTTCTTGAACCTGAGAAAGCTTTAACTTATTCAAGAGCAAATCAAGCTAAGAACGTTGTATTTAAAAATTACTATTTTAATCAAATTAATAATGTCGGTGGAGGAACTACTTATTCACAACTTATACAAAGTGGAATAACTAATCCTTATGCGCTAATTGTGATTCCTTATATTAGCTCAGCGGCTGGAACTGGTGTCGGATATCAGTGGCAAAGT